CAACTGAACCTTGATCATTGGATTCAACTATACAATAAGCTTTGTTGTAGACATTCGCATACTTATATATAATATTAGGGAAGAGTAATGGAGAGATAGTATTATTGCGATACACAACAACCTGCTCAAAGGGACGAACGTTAATATCGACTAACGAAAAAGATGAATAGTCCTGTCCTCTTCCCTTTGAAACATCAGCAACTAAAATATATTCATGTCCTTTAACTGGTTCTTTATAAATTAAACAATCTCCACCTTCTAGATATTTTATAGGTGGTTTTGCTCTTAAATCTAAAAGCGTTTGTGCATTTATTAAAGTATTACCTGTACCAAAAAAAGTGTTACCAAATTCTTGATCAAATTGTACCTGCGAGGTATTGTTTATAGTTTCTTCTTTCCATTTTTCATCTCTTCCTGGCACATCGTGCCAATCAACTCTAAAATTATTATATTCATTAACACCTTGTATTGACCCTTCCCATATCTTATGAAAGGTATTACCTATGCCATTTGCTGTAGATGTTACTATAATCTTCGTGTCACCACCTGATGATATAACTGGATAAGTTGAAGTATAAAATTCTGCTGCTCTTTCAACAAAAGCAAACTCATCTAAGTAAAGTAAGTTAATAGAAAGTCCACGAATTGAAGAGCCAGTCGTAGCAGCAGCGATAATCCTACTATTATTGCTAAAGTCGATATTAGATTTATTGAGAGCTTTAACGCCCGGCTGAAGAAAGAAAGGAATGTTCTCGAGCATGATAGTAATTCTCGCCAACATTTCTCTTGCAGTGGCGCCTTTGTTCGCAAGAACTGCAATTGATTTTTCTGATTGAAAGAGTGCAAACCATAATAAGTATCCACACGCCGATATTGATTTACCTGATTGTCTACACGCAAGTACGACATTAAATCTATTCTCCTCAAAATGCTTAAACATTTTCTTTTGATAAGGATATAACTTAAAAGCCACTAAACCTTTATCTAATGAAATAATCTTGGCATATTTTTCTATAAAGTACACAGGATCTTTCATGCACTTTGCATATTCGATAACTTGTTCCTCAGTAAAATTAGAAACAATACCGTCTTTTTTAATATTAGGATTACCTAGATAGTTTTCATTCTGGTTTTGGAGTGACATTTACTATTTCCGATTCATTCTTAAGCAGCTTTTGTAGCTCAGTTGTGGAACCAACGAAAAGATTATTTGTTGTATTTGCAATCTTTTTAACTTCGTCTTTCTTGTCAATGTCTTTCTTTTTCTTGTTTAAGTCCATTAATCTATCGTTTACGTCTGAAATATTTTTAATCATTCCAGATAAAACTTCAAAAGCTCGAGGGTGCTCACTTTCTCTTGCAACCTCAATCATAAGTTCTAAACTTTGTTTTCCTTTTTCGACTAATTCATAATAAGTATCGCGAGAATACTTATAATCATTATCAATATTTTTTTCTTCAGGTGGAAAAAATTTTTCCATTTCTTTTTTATCACTCATCTAATGTAACAAACTCTCGATTCTTAATATGCTGTTCCTGAATATCTTCTTTAGATTGACCTAAGTACATCACCGCATGATGTTTGTCAATCATATAGTTATTTATAGATTGATCAGCATAATTAGTTGTTCTCCATAATTCACCAAGTATTCTACCAAACTTACCAGTTTTATCTTTATGAGTCTTAAGTATTATACCTCCATCATCATCTAACATACCAGTTAAAAATTTCTTTGCAGCCAATCCATATTTTTTTTCTTCTAAGTCTCTAGTTCTTGATTCTGGAGTATCAATACCAAACATTCTTACACGTTCTTTATGTAACCATACGCCAAATCCTAAATCAATATCTACATCAACAGTATCACCGTCAATTACTTTTACTACTTTACATCTATATTCATACATATTTAACTCGCACTATCTAAAATTGTTGTTGAAAATCCAAAATCACTGTCGTCCATACCTATAATTGTTGTAGGATTAGGAGTTACTCTTATTGTCTCTAATCCTATATCAGAGTCATTCAATCCTGCATTGATATCAAATACCTTTGTATCAACTTGTCGAATGATACTCTGATCAGCAATCGGACCGTGATAACTTAGCTTCATCTCAAAGTCCATGCTGTATATAATTGTACGTCTTTGCTCCATTGCTCCTTCAAAATCATCTGAAAAAGAAACACCTTGTATTATGACTTGTACATCTTCTTTAAATGTTGGATATTCAGTAGCAAATGGTTTTATAGTTAAAGCGTATTGTGGATTGAACGTTGGAAGTATTTGTTCAACAATTTGCAGAGCATCGTCTTGTGACTTAGCATACGCATTTAACTGAAAATTTATTGAATAAGGAACTGGTGTAAAAAACTTTTGTCTTTTAGTATTCTCACCAGTCGAAGAATTTGTAGTAAAGTTACCAACTTTTGTTAACTGTCTTTGAGCGTCATAAGCAATTGAAGTAATCTCAAATGACATTCTTGGTAACTTAATCGCAACCTGTTGATCTTCAGAAAGATTTGGATTTTCTCTAATTCTTTCTAAATACTTTTGTTTTGGCGCATAAGATAACGGAACTTTTAATTGACTGATAACGGCACCTGAAGAATTTTTGCGAATAACGTATATGTTATTAAAAAGCCTACCAAATAGTGCTACAGCCTTTTTAGTTTTTGCATGATAGAAGTGACCGCCAAACATTAGTTATTACTCACATCGCCGAATGGATTAGACTCACTAAAATCAATAAAGTCTGTACCTGTTGAAAAATCTGTATTTTGTTCGTTTTGAGATAATTGATTTTCTTCTACTACAAGAGCTATAATACCTTGTGCATTAGTTGTTAATCCTGTTACTGTTGCACTATCCGCAAACGTGTGATATTTACCATCATCTGCACCAGCATGAACAATATGAAGTTTGTTATCTGAATCAGAAAACTTAACAACTTCACCTCTCATAGTTGTGTTACCACTTGGAGAAGTAATTACCTCACCAACTTTAAATGGAGATCCAGTTACATTGGTTAATGATAAAACATATTTGTATGCATATGCGCCTTCTAAGTTGTCTAATACATCTCGGCCAGTATCCATCTGTTCGCCGCTGTATTCGAATAACTGGCATCTTAATTTAAATACTGGTAAATTACTTAGTTGATAGAATGGTTGCTCATGTTCTACATGTGATATTTGAAAAAACTTTTTACTTAATGGTAAATATATTAAGTCGCCTTCTAAAGGTCTTACTGCTGTAATCTCGTTATCGTATCTTTGTACTGTATTAGTCCATCTTCTTCTTGATACTATAAATGTAGCTTCGTCTCTTATCTCTACGCCAAACCTTGTAAAGAGATCTCCTTCACCTTCAAAGCCTTCTGTATTTTCAATATACATTTCAATTTGATAAGACGAATTAAAACTTGATACAGGATCATCTCCTAATATCTTATCTTCATTTACTAAATCTCGAGGTAAATAAAATACGTCTTGGCCATAAGCTTTAAGCGCCTCAATGACTATATCTTCATAAAGGTTTTGCTCTGATCGTACTTTTTGGTTAAAATAAAAATTAGTAGCCATCTCATCCTACGAAAAAGTCTGGTGGAAATTCATGTTCTAATCTCAAGTTTTCTCTAAGAGTTTGTATTTCTCCAGTTGCATCATCATATATCTGTCTTCCATTTAAAACGACTCCTCCGGGTAGTTGCATTCCTTCAAACTTAATTAAATTTTGACCCCACTGCTGTTTAATTAAAGCAGTTGTATATTCTTTTACAAACATATCATTAAACACAGATGTATGAGTTGATGGATCAACTATACTATAAACCTCTGCTACAATATAATCTCCTGCTTTAATGTCACCATCTGCAAAATCACCAAATATGTATAAACGATTCTGTCTTCTTGAAAATTGAACTTGCGGATGACCATTTAATTTCATGTCCAAAAGGGAAAGATACTGCTGCATTTGTTCATAATATGCTAAATCACCAGCAAAATTCATTAAATCTGCTATATCATTTAACATCATTTGATATTTTATATCAAAAAAGTTTCTAGAATTATTAAAAGAACTTGTCAGTGGAAACATCTTTGACACAAAAAGGATGTTACTCGATAAAGTTATATATTCGTTGGAAACATCATCAGCGGTTACCAAATGTTTAAGATAAGTTCTTACCGTAGCATCAGAATGATACTCTTGATAATACTGTAACGCTTCGTCTACCCTATCTTCCAATTGATCTTCGTCAACATTGACTTCAATAACTGGATCTCCGAGCTTGCGTTTAGCGTAATCTATAAGAGTTGCGCGTGATGTAGGAGCTGCCATTTTAAAATCCTTTTATACTATTTATAATAATTTTAAATTGCATTTTAATAAGATTCTATAAGTATATCATATATGTACACTGATCCTGCTGCGGAAGCACCAGTATCTTCAAATGGAGCTCCTATCATTACAGTTGAAGCATCTTTAGATAACCCCACAGCATATCCATATTGATCATTGTTATCAGGGCTGTCTGGCTCATACTTTAATTTTTGAGACCAAGCAGTAGTGTATATATCAACACCATCTCCATCAGTACCAGATATAAACATTTTAGTGCCGTCAGCGTTAAAGGTAATACCACATGGATTGCCTTCTTGAGAAGAAATGCCTAAGACAACATTATCATAAGAAGCTGTGGACAGATCAAAGGCAGAGGTTAAGCTATATGAATATACAGCATCATTAGTTTCACCTACCATAAAAAATTTTGTACCATCAGAATTAAAAGCTATACCTCTATTATTTGTATCTTCATTAGTGACAGAAAAATCTGTACCAGTTCCGCCATACGTATACGATGAAAGATCCCACGCAGTTGATAAAGTAAATGTTTTAATTGGATTACCGGATCGATCACAAGAAAGATAAAGTTTTGTTCCATCATTATTAAATGTTATGCCAGTTGTTGCGTTTGTAGTATCAGTATCAGCCAATTTTTCATCATTATAAGATGCTGTACTTAAATCAAAACCCGTTGATAAATCATATGCAAAAACAGAATGCGATCCACCACCTGCAGAAGTTCTATGACATACAAATAATTTTGTACCATCAGGTTTAAAATGCATTCCACCAATTGGATAATTTGGCGTTTGACTAGATAAACTAAATTGTACGTTATCATATGTTAAAGATGTTGGATCATAGGCAGTTGATAAACTGTATTGTTCAATACTGTCATTGCCATATCCAACTGCATACATTTTAGTACCATCAGAATTAAAAGCTATATCTGTTATATTTGTATTGCCGCCATATGTCAACGATTGATGAGTAGAATGAGTAGCACCACTTAAATCATACCCAGTTTTTTCAAAAATATATGCAGATCCTGAACTTTGACCGCTAGAAATTGTATCATTCTCAGCACCTACAAGCACCTTTGTGCCATCGTTTGAAATAGCAACTGCGCATCCAAAATGATCGCCATTGGCACTATCACTACCTCTTAATGTTGTTTCTTGTGTCCAAGTAGTACCGGATCTTGTAAATATCCAAGCATAACCAGCATAACTACTAAATTCATAAAGTTGACCTACTACTAAAGTATTACCATCAGTTCCTGATAAAGCGCATCTCCAACCAAATGTATCTCTACTACCACGTGATGATGGAACAACAGTTTGTTGATGTGTCCAAGTGGTGCCAGATCTTGTCCATACTTCAACACGCCCTGTTACACTTCCAGTAGAGTTCTGACCAGGCGCACCTATAGCGACTGTATTACCGTCGTTTGAAAGAGTAATAGATGCACCAAAATATTGATCACCACTTCCTTGACTACCAGTACTATTAGGATTTATTTTTTGTTGAAGTGTCCAAACATTTGAATTATTTTTAACGTAAATATATGCAGCACCATTACCAAGTGAACTTGAACTTGAGCCTGACTGTCTTTCAGCACCTATAGCAATAGTGGTTCCATCTCCCGATATGGCACACGAAGCTCCAAACCTTCCATCATTAACCTCTCCTGTAAGAGCGCCATAAGAAGACCATGAAGTACCCGAACGAGTATGTATTGCAACTCTTCCGCTATCTTGAGATGGCTTTCCAGCTAGTGCAACGTTGCCGTCGCCAGAAATAGAAACTCCACTCCATCCAAAATATGAATTTGCTTGAGTTATACCTGACCCAAAGTCATATTGTTCTGACCAAGTTCCGGCATCACTTTTTGCAAAAATATAACATCGACCAGCATTTGTTGTATCTGTGTCTTCCATTGGCGCGGATATAATAGCAGTGTTTCCATCTGTATCTAGAGCTATAGCTCTACCGAAATAATCATCATTACTTCCTACATCTGAATGCTGTATTGTTGTTTCAGTATCAGTATAGGTGGTTATGGTTGTGCCAGAAGCAGGCACCGGTGCTTTATAAATATAAGCTGCTCCAGCATTACCAGCTGTAGTATCTTCATTTCGAGCACCAACAATGAGATATCCGCCATCTCCAGATAAAGCTAAATCTCTACCAAATGCATCATCGGTACCAGCATTTGAAGCATATAGAGTATTTGTATAATACCATGAACTTCCAATTCTTCTATATATGTAAGCTCTACCTTGCTGACTATTGTAATATCTTTCACCTACTGCAATTGTTTTACCTCTGTCATCGATAGAAACATGTTCACCGAAATACATACTAGCAGCTGGTGATTGCGCTTGAAACTTTGCTTGTTGTGACCAAACAGGTCCTGTTGCAGAATATTCAAATAATTTATCTGCGTCTGGATCTGATACAAACAATTTACCACCTGCAGTGCCGCTTCCAGCGTTTTCAAAGGAAATCATTAAAGGTTTTGCAGAATAACTAGATAAATCTAATTCTACGCCATCATAAGTAACGCCTCTAACTTCATAAGCGTGTGATACACTATATTGAAATATTTTGTCGTGATAATCATCTGCTACAAAGAATTTAGTACCATCGCCATTCCAACAAATACTAGATGCAGTTAAAACAGGACTAGTTGAATTATTTTGATTTAAGTAATAACCATCACTACTATACCATGATGATACATAACTTGCAGTACTTATATTCCATGCAGTACTTAAAGTGTATTCTCTTGCACGACCACTAGTGCAAGTAATCATTTTAGTGCCATCAGGACTTAAGTCAAATCCTTCAGAACCTGTAGGCATATTCGATGATAGAAAAGTATAATGACTTGCAGTTGTCATATCATAAGCAGTTGATAAATTCATTTGATAAATGTAGTTATCAGAAAAATCCATTATATAAACTTTTGAACCACTATCTCCCCATCGCACCTCACATGGATGCTGCATCGCTGCGGTATTAGATCTATCATAACTTGAACCATCATACGAAGCGGTCGTAATATCGTAAGCAGTTGATAAACTATAACGCTTCCATGTATAATTGGTAGTACCTAAAATGTATAATTTAGTACCATCACCATTAAATAAAAAACCGGTAAAATAAGTCTCTTGACTTGTGAAAGCTGGCGATGCTTGTGTATAAGAAGCACTTCCTATATTAAACCCTGATGTAACAGAATTAAATACATATACAGATCCTGCATTTGTGGCAGTATCATCTTCTTGCCATGCCCCGACTACGGCATATGATCCATCTTCATTTATATCTACAGAATATCCAAATCTATCATCTGTAGCCGCATCGCTTGGTAAAAGAGTAGTATCTTGAGACCATGTTGTTCCGGTTCTTTTATATACAAACGCGGCCCCACCTCTTGTAGCACTTCCATTATTATATTGATGAGCACCTACAATGGCATAGTTTCCAGTTTTACTGCTTATAGCAACACTGATACCAGCTTCAGCACTTCCCTTTGAGGTATAATTTTCATCTTGTAAAAACGCTTCTGATTCAATAATGTAACCATTGGTTTTGTATCGATAAATTCTATTAGAATCTCTACTACATAGATACATATAGCTTCCATCTGCGTTAAAACTTACACCAAAATTATATCTACTGGACAAAGTTACGTATTTATTGTCATACGAAGCAGTTGACACATCCCATGCAGTTGACAGAGTATATTGATAAACTTTTTCACTATTATATGTATCATCAGCAATAAACATTTTTGTGCCATCTGCACTGAATGTTACACCAGATGGTTGAGGTGATTGGCTGCTCACGTTCTTTCTTTCACTATCTCCGTCGTATGATTCTGTAGAAAGATCCCATGGCGTCGATAAACTATATTGATACACGTGATCATTAGATTGATTTACAACATAAAATTTGGTTCCATCTGATTTAAAATCAAAACCCCAACAACTAGTTGTTTCGCCTGAATACCAACTAGTATAACTAGATGATAATGTTGATATATCATATGCAGTTGATAATGTTTTTGTATATATGTATCTAGAATTTTGATTCATAAAAAACATTTTTGTTCCGCTATCTCCAAATCTCATACAAGAACCTGTACCAGCAACATCGGAAACATCTACTGATACATCATCATATAAAATGCCCAATGACGATGTATCAGATGTATTTGTACTAAATTGATAAAGTTTATCTCCATCGTATCCTAATAAGATTAATTTAGTCATATCTGCAGTAAATAACACAAAAGATGGATTGTGTTCAACAACACCGGTATTATTCCATATAGCGTTCGTGCTCGAAACTTGATTTGTAAGCTGATCATATGTTGCGCCAGATTCTGGAATAACATATTTAGCAAGTCCTGGATTATTAAATATAAATGCGCCTCCAGCATTAGATGACATTTGAGCTCCTACTATCATGCGCGTTCCGGTTTTATCAATGTCAACATCACTACCGATCCAATCATCATTTGCCATTGTATAGGTTCCTGAAGTTACAGTAACTAGCCTGTCATATAAACTTTTACTAATTTCAGTCCAAGTTCCGTCAATTTTTTTATAAGCGTATCCTTTACCGTAAGAGTTCGAGCTACTGCCGTTATGATAATACGCGTATGGAGAGCCAACCACTGCGGTAGTTCCATCGGCAGATATTGCTGTACTATAACCAAAGTTATTATTAGTTGGATTTGTTAAAGTATCTCTATCTGATGCTTCTAGAGTTGCTGTTTCAGACCAAGTTGTTCCAGATCTATCAAAAATATATGCTTGGCCTCTACCAGAATTGTCGCCTTGCGCGCCTATAATAGCTGTGTCGCCATCATAATTAAGACTAACATCAGAACCATTATAATCATTTGATGCAGCACCAGAATGCTGCAAAGGACCTGCTTGCTCTGAGCCATCTAGCCAATTATAATTGTTTATAAATGTTATACTAAATGTGCTTATTGCTGGTACGACATTAACTCCGTCGGTGGCTTTAAATGTTATTGTAAAGGTTGACGCAGCTGATGTATTTACTCCATTTGAATCAGCTTGATCTTTTGTTAAAGGTGTGAGAGTAAATACGCCAGAATCTTGAGATATAGTTACAAAATTTGAAGCAGAGTCCGAAGTTGTTGAATAAGTAATCGCATTGCCATCTGAATCTGTTGCTAATATAGTAATAGTAATTGCAGTTCCAGCAGCTCCATCTAATGTGTAGTTTGAATCTGGACTTGTTTGAAACACTGGAGTTGTATTAACTATGGCGATATTATACCAGCCAGTACCATTGTACAAATAAAGTCTATTAGTTGCTGTTACTAATGCCATTGAACCAGAATCAGCATTTCCTGGTAAAAGTTCTGCAGAATCATATATCTTTGCTGAAGGAGCTCCTGCATTTTGACCTATAGAAAGAGATACTGAGGAAGAAGTACCTATAGCTGTAACGGCACCAGAATCAATAAGACTTGTTACAGTTTTGTCACCAAGCTTAAGATTTTCTGCGGTTTCTATTTTATCAACGTTAAATTTTGTTTTGATTGCAGTTGACATTAATTTTAAAATCCTTTTATACTATTTATAATGGTTTCAAATTACGTACCGTCTGAATCCCAAGAAGTTGTTTCTTCGTTCCAATTATATAATTTTCCATCATTAGGATGTGGTGTAGGAGGTTCCCACAAACATGTACTTTCATTTAATGTCCAACTTGAATAAGGTTGTGGTTTATAAAATGCATCTCTATCTTCGTCATATACATATCCAATACCTGCATAATTTTTTCTTAAAGGTGTACCGTCACTATCATTATGAACTCCTCCATGAGTATTAAATGATGTTTGTTTCCATATTGCCCAGCCTGTTAAGTGAGTTAAAAAATTAATTCCATTAATTTCATTTTCATTTCCATCAGCATCTAGTAACTCGTTGTTACTTATTGATACAACTTCTATTACTTTACCGTTTAATCCTATTTTTGCAAAATGTGCCATTATAGAGTATAACTCCCTGATCCAGTAAATTTAAGTATTGTATAGTCACCTGAGGTTGTAATAGTCGGACTTCCTGAACTAGTACCAGAATAATCTGCAGTTAGTACTTTTAAAATTACAACACCAGATCCACCATTGTAACCTGGATTTGCTTGACGGCCTCCGCCACCCCCGCCACCCGTGTTAGCAGTCCCAGCACTACCATTAGTGCCTTGATAAGCATCTCCGTTTCCGCCTCCTCCTTGAGGAGCAGGATTATAACCAGTTCCAGATCTGTTAGATTGTATAGTACCACTACCTCCACCTGCGTAGTATATAGCTGATCCTGTAATTGAATTAGCTGTACCTATACCCCCTTCACCACCTGAGGAAGGTGAGCTTCCATCATTACCAACAGCTCCATGGCCACCACCACCCCCAGCATTATAGGTACTAGAAGTATTTGTTAAACCACCATCATTACCTTGTGAAGGAGTTACAGACGGCACGTTTCCACTTGATGCACCAGCTCCTGCATACTTACTACCTTGACCTCCACCAGATCCACCATCTCTTCCATCACGATAACCTGATGTATGGCCTCCTCCACCACCACCTCCAGCAGAAGTTATTAATGCAATTCCACTACCTCCACTTCCAGCTACAGATGAGCTAGATCCATCACCACCACTTTGTCCCCATGTAACATTTCCACTTCCTCCTGAGCCAACAGTTACTGTTAAAACAGTCCCAACAGCTGCTGACTGAGTTGAAGTTCTGTAACCACCAGCACCGCCACCTCCTCCAACTTGGGTACCACCAGCGCCACCTCCTGCAACAACTAACATTTCAATTTCAGGGTTAGAAGATGCGCCTGTTGCATGCACACTAACGGCATCGTCGTTTATTGGAATCCAACCTTGAGTTGCGCCAGAATAAACTATATGTAAAGCTTGTCCTGTAGTGTCAAATGTTGCATCAGAATCATTTGCACCTTGATATTTTAAATCAGTAGTAGAATCTCCATTATCTATTAAGAAATTATTAGTACCCCATTGCCTAGCATAATCAACAAATATAATTTCATCACCAACACTAGCAGATGTAGGTAAAGTTGCTGTAATTGAATTACTCGTTGTGTCTACCCAATAAGCTTTATTTACTTCGGCTGTAAGAGATGAATCAGTTTGTATTGATGATTGCCATGTTACTCCGCCGCCACTAGTTTGTCTTGCTTGAACGTAAGCTGAATCAATGAGAGATATTGTTCCTGTAGAATCTAATCCAGTAGAAATTGGCGCATTTGCTGTCCACGTTGTTGCTGCAGAATCATAAGCATATGTAATACCACCTAAAGTGGTGGTATCATTATTAGAAGGATTATTTGGAAAATTTATTGGCATTTTTCTATTTATATCCTATTTTGTATATTTTATCCTGTTTGCGTTATGCACCGTCTGAATCCCAAGAAGTTGTTTCTTCGTTCCATAAATATGTTTCATTGTCTGTAGGATACGCTACTGGTGGTTCCCATTGACAAGATGAATCATTAAGTGTCCAGCTAGCATAAGGCTGAGGCGGAATAAAAGCATCTCTTTGATTATCATATGTAAATCCTATACCTGCATAATTTTTTCTTAGAGGAGTGCCACCTTTAGTATGTATTCCTGCTCTTGTATTATAACTTGTTTGAATCCATCTACCAGGACTTGTATCAACAAATGAATCAAAAAAATCTGAATCAGCAACAATAACTTCTTTAACTATTCCATTAAGTACTTTTGCGTAATGCGCCATTTTAGAGATACCTCACTATTACAATTCCGGATCCACCATCGCCTCCATGGCCATCTCGAGATCCACCACCTCCTCCACCGGTATTAATTGTTCCACTAATACCTGTTTGATTTGAATAATTTCCAGCTCCACCGCCGCCAAAACCACCTATGCCTCCGCTGTTGCTGCTCATGGTTCCACCACCACCTCCACCGCCAGCAAAGTAACCGCTATCACCTGATCCATCACTTTCGCCAGTTCCAGTTGCAAAAGCCCAAAGAGCTAAAGTTTGTTTACCATCACCACCCTTACCGCCTGTTGATGCGGTATTACTAGCATTACCACCTTCCGAGTCGGCGCCTCCGCCACCAGCGCCAGCCCATGCAGAACCGTTTTGTGTAATATCACCACCATCATTTCCTTGACCTGTGGTTCCACTACCACCTGTATTATAAGAACTACTTGCTGTATTACCTGCACCGCCACCAGATCCGCCACTACCAGCAGCGTTGTAAACATAATCTCCGCCTTTACCACCGCCTATACAGGTAACACCAAAACCTGAAGAATTTGACCCATTAGTAGCAGCTGAAGTATCTTTTACTCCGCCATCACCTCCAGCACCAACAATTATTGAATAATTACCTGTTCCAACTGTTGTGGTTCCAGTTAGAAATCCGCCGGCGCCACCGCCGCCACCATGTCGAGAGCCTCCTCCTCCTCCACCTGCTACAATCATATAGTCGATTGACTTATTATTACCTTGTGTTACAGCAAAAGTTCCTGATGACGTAAAAGTGTGATACGTATATGATCCGGATGTTAACTTTGTTCCTCCAGTAGCTGCAAATGAAGATATAGCACCAGCACCATCTCCAATATTTTTCCATACATTATCATTAGTAGTAGCATCAGTTAATATAAAAGCTTCACCTGAACTGTCATTAATCCATAAAGTTCCTTTACCGCTAGAAGGATTTTGAGTATATGTTGGATCTCCACTATTAACAACAACATCGCTAAGACCAGCAAGAGTTGATGATCCGCCACTTGCTCTTGCTTGTACATATGAAGAATCAATTAATGCTATTGCTTCTGAAGAATCTAGAAAATCACCTGCCGCATAACCAGAAGTGCTTACCCATTGTGATGAACTTCCATCGTTATAATATATGTACATAACACCATTAGATGAATTATACCATAAATCCCCAGCAGATGGGCTTCCGGGTGCAGTCTCTGAAACAGTAACTGATGAACCACCAGATGTTTGTCTTGCCTGTACAT